GCTGGTGTGGTTGAGGCTACGACTCAGCAAAAGATCAATCCTTTTGTCAATGCGTTGGAACTCATTATTGAACCAAGACTCGATATCTTGCTTGATGTAAAACAAGGTAAAAACCCCTATGCCTTTTACAACATCATAGATCCAGCACAGCTTGATACGATGGAAGTGTGTTTCTTAAACGGTCAAGATTCCGTGTATGTCGAATCCCAAATGGAATTCAAAACGGACGGACTATCCATGAAAGCGAGATTAGATTTTGGATGCTCCATTTTGGAATGGAGAGGAATGCACTTTAATTCAGGGGCTGCACCACAAAAATAAGAATGAGGTAAAATAATGAAAAATTACATATCAGAAGGGATGTCTATCCCAGTTATTGCGGATCGGGAAATTACGAGCGGCGAGCCTGTGATTGTTGGAAAACTTTTTGGAATTCCTGCAACCTCCGCTCATGTAGGAGGTTCGTTTGAGTTATATTTGACGGGCGTGTATGCGCTGAGATCAGACGGAAGTCAATTTAGTGCGGGAGACGCTGTATTTTTTGACAAAACTCCCAAGAAAGACACAGATCATCCCGAGGCACGAGAGTTTTATGTCGTCACTTCTCAAAAATCAGAGAACACCGTTTTAATCGGAGTATCTGCCCATGACGCCGCAAAAGCAGATCCGTCTGTCAGGGTAAGACTCAATGGAATCACCCTACCGTGACTTATTTGGGACTTTATTTAACCAATGCTGTGTGGCCTTTGGTCAGGACGCAAGCGTGTTTTATCAATCTGATGGCTTTAAAACACCTGCTCTTGTCCACGGCTTATTCTCAGAATCAACCCTCCTGGTGGAAGCAGGTCAGTCCACGGTTACCAATTTTGCCTCGACTTTTGAGTTTCAAAATGACCGTGTGGCACTGCCTAAAGCGGGGGACCGCATCCAAGTGGAGGGAGAACTCTATCAGGTGGGAGAAGTGAAAACCGATTCAGCAGGATCAGTCAGACTGATTTTACAAAAAAAGAAATTTAAAAATGTCTAAGAGAAATAAAATCATCCATTACGTTTGTCACCTACTCAGTGAGGAAGTCACCCTTTGCGGGAGAGTTGTTTTAAGTCGTGTTAAAACACTGGAATTGGATCAACTCCCTTGTACACTGGTTGGCATTTCTCGTGAAACAGCCGAGATTGTGTCCAATACAAGTTTTCTCAACTTAAAAAAGACAGCAGAACTCACTATTCAGATATTAATTGAAGGCGAGGAGAATAGTGAAGACGTGCTCCATCAAATCATTTCAGAGGTGGAGCACATTCTTTTTACTGATGATTCGATGGGAGATCTTGTCTCAAGAATTATGCCTCATCAAATGGAAATTGAAACCTATTTTGAAGGGGAACGTCCACTGGGAATCGCCACTCTCTCTTGTGATGTGACTTATTTTGAAGAGTTTAGAAGGGGAGAAGACGTCACTGATTTTGAGCGACTCAGTGTGGATGTAAAAGGGAGGATGAATGACAATCCAATTTAATGAAATATCGCAAGTGAAAATTCCACTCGTTTATGTCGAGTTTGATTCTTCTCGTGCCTCTGAAGGATTGACAGGTGTGCAGCCCTACAAAGTGCTTTTGATTGGAGAAAGTAACAACGAGAGTAAAAATAAGTTAGTTCAGATTTTTAATCCTGAGACGGCTAAAAAGGAATTTGGCAGCGGCACTCTTTTTGAAATGGCAGAAGTTTATTTCAAAAATTCAGACGTCCCACTTTGGGGTATCGATTTTAAAAAAGCGATTTCAGATAAACCTAGTTCGGATAAGCCTAGTTTGGCTTCTGTTGTGCCAGGGGCAACTCCATCCACTCCAGACAAAGCAAAACCATCTATTGATCTTGATTCAATTTTTAGTACGATCAAGGATCATCATTTCAATCTGATTGCCTGCTCATTTTCTGATGAAGACACTTTAAAGTTACTTGCTTCAAAATTAAAAGAAAGATCAAGCGCCAAGAGGCAACTCGATTGCTTTGCAGTGGTAGGTGTTCCAGGGATCAGCCAAGAGTCTATGAATCTGAAAATCAATTCTGCTTATGTGGCCATCATGCCTATCTGTCATAGTGCTTCATCAACGCACGTGTGGTCAGCTGCGCTGGCAGGGGCGATTGCTTCCTCTGCGCAACTTGATCCAGCCAGACCATTTCATACCCTTCCCCTGCTAGGGATTCAGGCGCCAAAACTGGAGGAGATCGATGATCGAATCGACCGAGAAAAAGCATTGAGTCAGGGGATTTCTACTTTTTGTATTGACGCAGGCGGGGGAGTTCGAATTGAAAGATTGGTGACGACCTATACTCAAAATGATGCAGGAGCAGTGGACGTAAGTCTTTCTAGCCCCAATGTTCCCCTGGTTTTATCTTTTATCCGCTGGGATTTAAAACGCTACTTCATGCTGAAATACCCACGCCACAAGCTAGCCACTGACAATTACCGAGGCTCAGGAGCGGTCATGACTCCAAGACTTGCACGAGCTGAGTGTATTTGTCTTTTTAAAAAATGGGAACAAGCAGGGTTAGTCCAAGACATAGACCTATTCCAAGAGGGATTGATCACAGAAATTAATAAAACAGATCCGAGTAGGCTTGATATTTCCATGAGTCCAAAACTAGTCAATCAGCTTTGCATCTTAGGTGCAAAAGTGAGTTTCCTTCTCTAAGAGAGGTAATCTATGAATCGAATTGCAGGAATTATTCATTTTGTAGTAGACGGAAAGTCCATTGAAACTCATGGGAACTGGACCGTCAACCCTGGAAGACCCAAGCGGGATGCGGTTCTAGGAGCGGGAGGCACAGTCGTAGGCTATAAAGAGGTGTTAGACGCAGCCCCCTCGTTTAAGGGCGATATGGTTCTAATGCCTGAGTTAGATATTGATTCTTTTTATAAAACAGACAGCATGACGATTACCCTGACACTGGGAAAAAAGACGTACATCCTTCAATCAGCTTGGGTTTCTGAGGCTGAAATATCAACGGAAGAAGGGATGATGAATGTCACCTTTCAAGGGTTAGCTATGCACTTTGACAAAGCACAGGAGTAAAATAATGATTTATCAATTGAAAACCCCGATTAAATTTGCTGAAGAATATATTACAGAGATTGAGTTTAGAGAGCCTAAGTGTAAAGATATTTGGCATATATTAGAGGAGTGGGATAAATACACTCAGAAAGCTTATCTTTTAGATTTTGCAAGAAAACTGACCCGTCATTCTAAAGCGGTATTTGATCAGCTAAGTGTTTTAGATACTTATGCAGTCATTAAGATTGCCATCCGTTTTTTGGAGCCTACCCAAGAAACACCAGAGATATCATTGCAGAGTTAGTTTTGTTTTTTGGGTTAAGTCTCTCAGAAGTAAGGAATTTTAAAGTCAAAGAATTAACGTTCTGGAATCAAAAGGCAGTTCAGTCATGGCAGAAAATAAAATTCCAATAGGTATTACAGTTGTTGCAACAGATCATGCTAGCAAAGATATTGATCACGTCAATACGAGTCTTAAGCATGTTCAAAGCTCATTTGATAAGCTTAAGCAAAAGGTCAAGGGATCTTTGCCTACGCTTCAAAACCCAATTCCAGAAGTCACAAAACTTCAAGAACCCATGCAAACGGTTTACTTGCCTCATGAAATCAGCAAAAAAAGAGATGAGCAAGAAGGTAAAAAGCCTAAAACACTGATCGAAGATGTGAATCAAGGGTTATCTCAGCTTACATCAGGATTAAAAAATTTCCTCTTTGTGCTTGCTGGATCAGGGGGAGTCACTTACCTTGCTAAACGATTTTCATCCGATCTTTCTCAAAACTTGGTTGACTTAAGTGCGGCTAGTCATTATTTAAATTTGCCCATCGAAAAAATAAGACAACTTTCCTACGTTTCAAAAGCAGCAGGAATTTCAGCAAGTGGGATGAACTCTGCTTTAGAGTCGTTGAGAAAAGTTCAGTTTGATTTGAAATCTTTTCGTATGACGGATGCAACTCAGGCAATGCATGCACTTCCAAAATCTCATGCTATTTACGGGAAAGATTTAATTGGAAGTTTTAGATCCACTTTAGATTCCTTGCGCAAGATTCATGATTCAGAGCTTAAAAGCAGAGTGACTCAACGTATTTTTGGAACTACAGAACCACTGAAGCTTCTTGAAATGAGTAATCCACAAATTGAAAAACTCTTTGGCCAATTTAAAGTAGATCCCATACCCAAAGACAGTTTACAAAAAGCCAGGGATTATTTAGCTGCAATGACTGACTTTGGAAAACAATTTGAAGATCTTAAATATGCTATTGGCCCTGATATTTTAAAGCCATTTACAAGCTGGCTTGAGCATATGAAAACATTAGTTTTTGAAAATAAGGACACGATAACTGAATTCTCAAATGAATTATCCAATCGTCTACCCAAAGCGTTTGATCAACTGCTCATGATCAGTAAACCCGTTTTACTTTTTCTAAAAGCCTTAGATGACTCGATCGGTCTGGTCAATGCAAGCCTTGTTGCATTAACCGCAGGCATAGGGTTTCGGATGCTAGGTTCACCGGTCGGTGCAGTGCTTGGACTCAGTGGCTTCGCAACAGTACTTGGAGCTGGATACGCCCTGAAATTAGCAGAAGAAGAAGCTAAAGAAAGAAAGGAAAAAACGGCTTCCAAGCAACCCAGTCCACCTCAAATGCAGCCACAAGAAGTACAAGAGAGCATAAAAAACCCCAAGGAATATAAAGATGACAAAATCACACAATCTCAAAATCTTATCGTGCTTAGGTTTGAAAACGCACCTGCACCCATTCAAATCTCAAAAACGCAAGGAGGGCTAGTCACGCGTTTAGAGCAAGGCTTAATCCTAGGAGGTAGCAGTTGATTTTTCAAAGAAAGCGCTTAAGACGAGCCAGGTTTAGAGATGCCTGGTTTTTTCTCAATGAAACTTCAACCGATACGGGCCGTCGTGTTTTTTCCTATCAATTTCCATTTCAAGATCAGCCCATTGTTCAAGATTTAGGAAAACAGGGTCAGCAAATTTCTATTCAAGGCATTGTCATTGGTGCCAATTATAGATTAGATGCCGAGCGGTTAAATAAAGCGTGTGAAGACCCAAAATCAGGGAAGTTATTTCATCCCTACTATGGAGAAAGAGAGGTGTTTTGCAAAAGTGTCAAAATGAGTGAAAACAGTATTGAAGGAGGGGTGGTCTATTTTAGCATGCTCTTTCTGGAAACCAAGGAGACTCAAAAAGGAGTGTTCGGACTCCAAAACATTCCTTTTGCTGGAGCACTCTTAGGCAATGATGCGCTTAAAAAAGCATCTGAATTTCTCGATCAGGGCATTCGCTATGGAAATCAGGGAGTTGAATATCTAGATCAGATTAATGATGGAATTTTAATGATTGCAGAAAAAACGGAACAGATTTTCTCACCCCTACTTCATGCAAAAGATAGTTTAAATAATTTCGCAAGTTCCCTCAGTGTTTTAAGATCCGCAGCTCAGGGGATTTACACTAACGGCGTGGGTGGACTTTACGCATCCGTCATGAATGTTTGGAAATTGGTCACAGGAAGTCGATTTGATTCAATTGATCCTTACAACTGGACCTTATTTTATCCACCGGATCGGTATAACGGAGCTGATGTTCATCCCATCATTATTCTGTCTTTAGGACAGCAAATTTTTATCATTGGAAATCAAGCCTCTCATGTCTTCTCTCGCTACCCCACCTTGACAGACGTACAAAAACGACTGGAGCTTCAAGCACTGAAAACCAATGTCGATCGACTCTTAGTCAGTGCTGAGTTTGATCCAGAACTTTTTTCTATTTTAAAGAAAATTCAAGCCCTTTGCATTCATGATCTTTTTGAATCTGGAATGACTTGGAATGCCTCTCCAGCTGAAACAGAGATCAAAAAACAATGCTTACTACTTGAATCCTGGAATTTAGGAGGATTAGAATACTTGAAAGAACTCACAAACCAATACCACTTTATTCACACTTGCTTTCCCTATGGCTGATCTCTTTATTTCCATCAATGGAATAGAATATTCTGATTTTAGATCCGTTTCGATTCAAAGATCCTTGGACACGCTTTGCGCTGGTGTATCCATCGAGTGTAACCCAGATCTTGCAGATTTGAAAAATATTCCTACCAGTTCTGAAGTCATTATTTCCTATATTTATAATCCTCTTTTTTATGGGTACGTGGATACTGTGGGGTATCATCTTTCGCCGTCTTCAAAATCGTTTCGAATTGGGGCTCGCGATAAAACGAGTGACCTGGTGGATTGTGCAGCCATTAAAGATCCAATGGGATTTGAAAAGTCTGTGACATTGGAAGCGATAGCTAAAGAGCTATCATTTCCGTTTGGAATTAAAGTCATTTCAAAATTAAATAATCCTCATCATTATCCATCCTGGTTCATTCACTTCGGTGAAACCGTTTTTGAATGCCTAGAACGAGCAGCGCAGATTGAAAATTGCCTCCTCATGACCAATGAAATCGGGGATTTGGTTTTATCAAAACCAACTTTAAACTCAGATTCTTATTCTCAGATCTATGAAAAAGAAAATCTGATGGAATTCAATTATCAGTTTGGGTCAAAGTCCCTTTACTCAAGCTATCAGGTACTAGCCTATTCTGAAGAGTTAGGAAATAGTACCCAAAGCCTAGCTACAGTCCCAGATGAGCGCATCACGCGTTACCGGCCCCTGATCATTGACGCTCAGGGATTTTCAAGCAGAGCAAAAGAACGGGCTCAGTGGGAAAAAGAAATGAGATACTCAAGAGCAAACTCCATTCAAGTCAAGGTACCCGAGTGGGTGAATCAAAAAGGGGAACTTTACGAGCCTAATACTTTGGCTGATTTGAGAGTGGATTCAATGGGGATTCACAAAATTTTTCTAATTGCAGCCGTGGAATTTACGATTTCTGAAGAGGAGGGTTATACCACCACGTTAACCCTGACTCCCCCGCAAGCTTTCTTTGCAGATCCTGCTGCTGAGATGCGAATGAACGCATTCATTGATTTAATGAGAAGGGATGCTCAGTGACCCAAGATTTTATTAAATGGACGAATTCACAACTGAGACCCATGAGACGGCAGATTGCCCAGCTCTTACGTATTGGAAGAGTCTTAGAATGTCAGTCTCCGCTCTTAGTGAAAGTATTTTTTTCTAAACAAGAGATTTTGCCTGAAGTGAGGGTGCTTAGTATCAATGGTCTTCAAAAATCTCCCAATCCAGAGGATTTAGTTTTAGTATTTTGTCCTCAAGGAGATCCCAGGCTTGCGATTATTCTTGCTGTCATTGACACGCAAGCACTTGCGAATAAAAATGAAACCGTACTCACACAAAACGATCAAAATAAATTAGTTTTAGGAGAGAAGAGCTTAAAACTTCAAAGCAAAGACAGTTTAGGTGAGATTTTATCTCAATTACTGGAGATGATTCAGGCGATTAGCAGTCCTGGTTATTTCTTGTCCGGAGCTCCAGGGACTGCCGTTACCCACCCTTTAGATACCCTGGAGCTAAAAAACAGGGAAGATCTCAAAACCTCAATTCAGAGGTTCAAATAATGTTTTTCACCTATGATCCAAAACTCAGGGCTTTTGATCTTTCTTTTGATGTGAAAAACTGGATCTCAAGTGCAGTGATTTCAAGCCTTTTCACCTACAAAACAAAATCACCCAGTTGGTGGGCTGAAGAGCTTTCAACACCCATTGGGTCTACGCTTCACAGACTGAAAAGAGAAAAATTATCAGAGGAGGTTTTAGAATTATCCCAGGAATTAAGTGAGGAAGCTTTAAAATGGTTAGTCGAAAAAGTAATTACGTCTGATATTAAAATCACGACTTACCCCAAAGGAGATTCTTTAATCCTGGATGTTGAACTTCACGGAATTCATGAACCTCAAATGATCCAAAGGACGATTAAAAATGTCTTTCAATTACCCCACACTTAAAGAATTATCTGAACAGATTTTAGGAGATTTGAAAGAGGAAATCGCAGATCCCAGGTTTTTCCTACCTGGAAGTCCCCTTTATGGATTGAGTTATGCGCTTTCCGGTGCTGCATTCATGCTTCATACCCATATCGATCATGTGGGAAAATATCAGCTCTTACCTGATACCGCTCAAGGGGAGGAATTAGAAAGATGGGCTCATCTTTTTGAAATCACTCGCGCACCGGCAAGCACTGCCAAAGGGCAGATCGGCATTCATCCCCTGGATGATGAATCCTTAAAGCTTCTAAAAACTCAGTCCACATTAGAATTTTTATCTTCGAATGGAAAACTCTACCAAGCGCAACCTAATGGAAAAAACTATACCTGTTTAGCAAAAGAAAGTGGGTTTGAATCGAATATCGCTGCAAATTCAAAACTTTTTTCTGTAGATAAAAATCTCAAAGCAGAAATTCAGCTGGTGGAGCCAGGCATTGTCGGAGGCTCGCCCTTGCAGTCCGATGAAGAACTTAGGCAAACTCTCTTGTTTCGCCTCAAGCATCCCCCTAGAGGAGGAACTCAGTCGGATTACATCTTATGGGCCAAAGAAAAAAGTTTTGTAGGAACGATTTGGATTGAACCCGCTTATCAAGGCCCAGGCTCCATCGGTATTTCCTTTTTAACGACTGATCTCAATACTCCTATCCCTTCACAAGAAAATGTAGCCACACTCCAAGCTCATTTAGATCTGAAAAAACCCATAGGGACTCGAATTGATGTCTATGCACCCATTGAAAAACGGATCACGTTTACGATTTGGACTGAAACTCAACAATTCAGAGAGGCAATTCAAAAATCACTCAAACAAATGCTTTTTTCTCAGCCTGGCAAACCCATTTATCGATCGAAGATTCATCAGATTCTAGCACAAACCGTGAGGGATGAGCGTTATGAGCTGCATGAACCCACACAAGACATTGAATTTCAAAAAGGAGAAGTCGGGGTTTTAGGAGAAATCAGATGGAAATAGAAAAATACGCAGCTCTGATTCAATCGCTCTTACCTCAAGGAGATTGCTGGATCACTGAGAGAAATTCTAAATTTGCCAAGATCATTTGGGCTTTAGCGAAAAGTTATGCCGGAATTCAAGAGCGTTTAGATGCACTCGAAGAAAAAAGTTATCCTAATTCAGATCAAAGCCATTGGAATGGAGATTTCCGTGTTTCTTTTATGAAAACATCAGGGGGACCCCTCAGCCTTTCGTTACAATCGATTTTAGATCAACTTAAATTTCATGGATATCCAGAAGTCAGAGTCGCTGGAAATCATCCTGAGCCTGGTCAAACGAATGAGATTTATTTTAAAATTCCTATTCAAAAGATCAAACACTTTTCAGTAGGAGATCCCATTGGTCTACCTCTGACTTCCTGGAAAGATCAGAAGTTGGAATCTCTCCTTTTTGAAATGGTACCTGCGCATTGCAAAGTTCATATTTATTACATAAAAAGCTAAGGAAGATATATGCAAAGAATTGATACTGCAGATGGTTTATTTCACGAAGCACAGCCGGAAAATGACATTCCAGCGACTCGAATTACCGACAAATGGCTCAACTCGGTTCAGGAAGAACTGATTTCAGTTTTAAAACTGGCGAATCTCACCCCTGATGAAAAAGACAATACCCAACTGAGAACGGCGATTTTAACTTATTTTCAAAATGGAATTCCTCCTATCAAAGCAGAACTTCTCAATCATCAAAAAACGCCCAGACCTCTTGGAGTCAGTTTAGAAAAGGATCTTGAATTTTGTCTCTTTCATGGGGTTTGTGAACGTTTTGCAGGAACTCATCCCAGTACTCAGGAAGTTTTTGAGTTTGTTTGTTATAAAAAACACCCATCAGAAGGCCCCATCTGGCTTTCAAGTTTTAAGCCCTTTAGCCCCGATCAGAAAGGCTTAAGCTTTCAACTCTCAGTCACAGCAGATGGAGAAATTCAGTACACTTCAGAACCCCAAGAAGAACCTCATCAAGGAAGACTCTACTTGAGCTACACCAAACGAGAAAGGGCCTAATGTACGTCCTGAGAATGGAAGGGTTAGACGAAAATAATCCCATCTCCTTAAATCAAAGAGCCTTGTTCTTTCAGTCCATTCAGGAAGAAATCACAAATGCTGAAATGCAGTTTGGCTCCTTAATTAATACAGTTTTGTTTCTCTCTGAGTTTATACCCTCATTCGGCGGAGGGGGTGAATTTTCTACAGACTCCAAGGGAGAGATTTTCTATCGTTCTGAATTTTTTACTCTGTTTGAAATACCCGATCCCCTTTTAGCAGTCGGGGTATTTTCTGATGTGGAATTTCTATGGACAGGAGCAGAAAACTGCGAAAAAACAACCCTCTTTTGTTATTTCAATTCTGTAAAAAATGACTGGATCATTCTTTGCAATTCTGAGTTTCCTATCCTTTTTCAATGGGACTCAAAAACTCTTCAAATGAAGTGGAACGCTGCGTGGCCTCATTTAAGTTCAATTGATCGAAACTTAAGTCAATTTAGCTTATTTTTTAAAAATGTAAGAGTGATTCACAGGTAATTTTATGGCGCTTAAAAAAAATCATGATATTTTTAGAAATGGAGACACCCAGTTTCACCCAGAAGATGAGGTCCATCATATTCCAGCAACAAGGCCTACTCCAGAGTTTTTAAATTCCTTGCAAGAAGAAATCCTGCAAGTCATCACTGAGTGCCACTTTCAACCTCAAAATCAGCCTCAGTTAGCGCACGCACTCGATCGGCTCAAATACGGATTGTTTGAGAGAAATCCTAAGTTTTTTGAAAGCCCAGACACACAACCTGCATTAATCCGAGTTCCACTCGAATCGATAATCAAACAGTTTGAAAATTCTTAATTTTGCACATTTTGTGCAATAGGAAACTGATGCTCAAACAGATAAAAGCTGAGGCAGAGGATTTATGATTCAATCTGCATTTGATTTTATTTCTAAAAACTGGGCTGTGATTGCAACTATTCTTTTTTTTATCAGTGAGTTACTCGCAGATATTCCCACGATCAAAAGTAATTCCATTTTTGGATTGTTTAGGAATCTCATTTCAAAAGTATATAAAGAAAAAATTGAAAAATCTAACTCATAGGGCAAACGATGTACCAAGTCACTTTGTTTGCGTCTTTAGTTCTATTGGCGAGTTGGTCTTGTAGCAGACTTCCCAAAGTCTTAGATTCTCAGAGTGCGATTCTAGGAAATGATTTAACTGCGCTCATGTCCTGCAATCAGGCGCAAGTGTCCGTAGGCTGGCTCGTGTGTCGAGAAATAGAAGGAACCAGCGCAGAATCGGAATATCTCTTTGTTCACGCTCCACCACAAGTTCAATGTGAAAATGAAAAAGCTTGCGTCTATTTCAAAATATTTTTTCCTGATGGCAGACCCACCTACGAGGGGAATGTCAAAAAAGGAGAGAGCTACGCCAAGGTTCCATTATCTCAGATCATTGATTCAAATACCTTTGATCAAACGACAAGAGGAGTGTACGCAGTCAGTGTTTCAATGAACTACCTTACTTCTGATGGGGTAGAGAGAAAAACATTCGCCGATGGCTATCTCATCGTTCATCTCGTCAAAAAGAATTATACCAGTTTGCTTGAAAATCCAGAAGCTGAGGAATTTGCATGGACCTGGAGTGTAAAAAATCGATTCAACCGACTGACTCAAATTATCAAAATGACCACTGGATTTAGGGTCTATGTCTCCACTCAGGAAACGAGCCCATGCGAACTTCACGATTTTTCAAAATTATGACTGGAATACTTGCAATTGTCCTTCAAATTATTTTGCTCTTACTGCGTGCCTATTTCTCAAAAGAAGATGAACATGAGAAGGCACTTGTTCATATCAAAGAAGCTCAGGAAAAATTAGAGACTTTGGCTACCGCATTCGAGCAAAAAATCAGGTACTCAGCTCCAAAAGACACAGAGACAAACCACCTTCAAGATCTCATCAACGAGGAAGAACACATCCATGAACCACCACACTCCAAACAATAACGGCGATTGCCTCTTATGTGAAGACAAGCTTAGGTTTGCTCATGAAACGCTTCAAATCTGGTTTTTAGAGATGAGAAATGAATTTAAAGATGTTCACATCTCTTGCAGCTGGAGAGATAAAGAGGATCAGGAAAAAGCGTTTCATGAGGGTAAAACCAAGGCGCTTTGGCCACATTCGAAGCATAACTTTGAAAAAGACGGCAAACCCTGCTCTTTAGCTTTGGATGTGTTCCAACTCGACGAGGGGAAAGCTTTATTTCAGCCTAAGTTTTTTTGTAAAATTCACAGGTTCAACCAGCAGCGAGGATATCCCATCCTATGGGGCGGAAAATTCAGAAGACTCGTTGATGCGGATCATTTTGAAATGAATTCAGAAATAATTTGAAAAATATTATTTTTTTTCTTGCATACGCTGCGAGTCGTTTGATGAATTGAGTTTGTGGGTAGCCCCCACCAACCGGCGAGAGGATGGGAAGCTCGGACTTTTTTCAAATTTGAGCCCACACTTCCTCTGAATACTTCGTATCGAATGACTCAGGGCACATGCAAGAAAAAAATAAAAAATAATACTGACGCAAAGCATACTATATATGCACTACGTTATCATTATTTATATTACATTTAAATAATTTAAACGATACTCAATCGTTTATTTTCTTGTATTCCCATTTAGTTTTTTATAAATTATCTTAGCATCTTTTGAAGGGCTAACAGAGCGCCCCTCTTCCATGAGGGGCAACCTTCGCGGGGTTTTGTTAGCTCTTGCCTTTAACTCTCATCGTCTTTTAATTCTCGCTTGATAAACGATTCGACATCATCCATCCAAAAATATTCGCCCTCGATTTCAATAATCCGGTCATCGGACATCTCAAAGTCAACCCACTCATCACGGGCAATTTTCCAGGATAGAGGGTCAAGCTCTTTTATGGCACTGATCGTATCATATTCGAGCCAGCCTATTTTCGTC